GAAGAATTTAGTACCTTTAGCTAAATACTTGTTATCCAAGATAGCCGCATTGTTGTTGTTTACCAATTGAACAGTATAGATATAACCGTCACCAGCAGGAATGATATCATCAGCTGTAATGTAAAGTTCTAATCCATTATACTTATCATAAGTGATAATATCACCATGACCAAAAGTTCTTTTGGAAATTTTAATTCTAAAGTCTGTACCATCTACACCTTTAGTTGTGTTTGCTGCTTCAATATCCGCTACAATGTAGGGAAGGTCTTGAGCAATAGGAGTTTGCCATTTGTACTCACCACGTGCATTGTCTACCATGATTGTGTTCTTTCCACCAAAGGAAGCCATTTGATACAAAGGCATTTCTACCTTTTGGGTCATTGCCCAAAGATCAACTGGTCCCATATCCATAGGCTCAGCGTTGCCGAGCATTTGAGTTAGGTGATAAGAATCAACATGAGAACTAGCTTTGTAGCTTGTATCTCTTAGGAAAATCCCATTATTTAATACTGGAGTTGCCATAATTTTTAATTGTTTTAATTGTTATTATTTATTTATTTGTGATTATTAAATCCGTTTGAAAATGTTGTTGGTTCTTGGTAACTTCTTACCTGCAGGTTTATTTCTTACATCATCCTTTTCTTGGACACCTAAAGAATTAGACCCACCTGCATTAGATTGCTCAGTTTTAAGCTTTCTTACAGTTTGTTCAACACTCTTTTGAGCTCCTTTATCCATTATTTTTGCTTTATATCCTTCCGGATCTTGTAGCAACCATAATGCTTCAGAAATTAAAGTATAGTTTGGCTCAACAAATTGATACTTTTCTAAAAGATGTCCAAGTAAATTAGTATTACGTCCACTAACAGAAGGATAACTTGGTTGAACTAAACCATTATACAACATTGCTTGTGTTCTTTTATCTACTTTAATATCTCCTAAAGCACCATCTTTAAGTGTTTCATATACATTTGACATGTATGCTTTAGATGCATGTTCTTGTTGTTTCTTTTTGAGTTCTTGTTCCTCAATTTTTTTAGCAACAATTTTTTCTTGCATCTTATCTAACTTAGGTTTAAACTTTGAAGCTTGTGTTTCTAATTTTCCTAAGTCTTTCCAAATTTCAATTTCTTCAGCAATTTCTTCAGATGTACCATAACCGGTTGCACCTAAATATTCTCTGATAATTGTTTCTTGGTCTTGTTCTCTTTTGATATCTAAAGATTTTGTTTCTTCTACTTGTGATAAAGTTGAAAATAAACCTTTTAAATCTTGTCCTCCATCAGCTACATATCTAGCAGCAATTTGAAGTTCTTGAGGTAAACTTGCAAAAAATTGTTTTGGAGTTTCACGTCTTACTTGATTACCTCTTTCTTCTAAGTTAGCTTCAATTAATTCTTCCCAATCTTTTGCTGTATATTCATCTAAAGATTTTTCATCATCAAATGGAACAATTTTATCTTCACTAATTAACTTACTAAATACATCTGAAATACCAGAGATGCTTTTTCTACCTCTAGTTTCTTTTTTAATATCTTCTTCATCTTCTTCATCTAAAGAATCCATGATACTATCTGTATCTTCTTTGGTCATCTTAACATCTTTAGTTTCAGATTTAGTTTCAGATTTATCATCGTCACTAGAAGTTGTTTTTGTTGATAAATCATCAACATCATCAACATCAGGATCTGCAAATGAAAAATCTGGCTTTTCTCTTAATCCAGAAAAAATGTTTTTTTTGTTTGTGTCTTCTTGAGGTAACGTAATATCTCCGGCACCTGGGGTACCATTAAAGATTTCATCTAGGTTAATATCTAATGTTTCTACGTTACTATTCACAGTGTTTTCTTTTGTATTCATATTTGTTGGTTTTAATATTTAATACTTTATATAGATAATATACAAAAAGTTTACCTGGTTATGAAAAAATAAACTTATATAATTTGAATTAAATCTAAAGTTTTTTGCAGTATATAGCTAACACTAGTTATTTATCTTTATTTTTTTTAGATGCAGCTACATCATACTTGTTTTTATTTTCTCTTGCAATAGCCAATTCATTTTGAGAAATTGACATACTTGCTGCAATTTTTTGTTTCTCTACATCTAATTTACTTTTCTCTATTACCCCTTTATTATTCATTTCCTCACGTTTGAGGTTTGATTGTTCTTGGTATCTAGTAGTCTCTCTAATATCTTTCATAGCATCTTGATAATCAGATACTTGATTTTGATTTATATCAGCCATAGAACCATACCCGGCAGCTCTAATTTCAGCAATAGTTAAATTATTCTGTCTATCCTTATCATTTTCTTGCATCTCAGCTTGCAACTTCATTTGTTCTTCTTGAGCTTTAGCTTGAAGTTGTTGTTCTTGCATTTGACGTTCTTGTTGCATTTGTTGAGCTCTTTGTTGCTCTAATCTTGTTTCTGAATCTTTTAAGATATCAGTTACTTCTGCAATAGAATCTGCTTTAACAATATTACCTAATTCATAAATTGATGCTCCTGTTGTATTATTAGTTAAAGCCATTTGCTTTAATTGCTCAAGAACTTGTCTATGATTAGTTTTAGTGGTTGCAAATACATTAAAATCTCTAAGTAATAGATCAGTACCATTTATAGTAAAATTAACCTTCTGAGCCTCTGTAGTGATGTAAGACAATCTAACACTTGGATTTGTACTATTATAGTATTGTGCTAAGTCAGTTCTCATCTGATGAACTCTAGGCATTAAGTGATCTGAATGTTGTACAAAGTAAATTTCTGTTTGTGCATATGATTGTTGCATAGCATTAACTACCCCTGTTGCAGTTTGAGCTGATACAGCTCCTCCTAAACGTTGTGGGTTAATACCTATTGCATCAAAGCATTGCTGTTTAAAATAGTTTGCTAATTGAATTCTTGACATCAATCTACTAGTCTGCTCCATATTAAGAGTTTGATAGTGATTGAAATTTGTTGCATTTTCTGTATTAGTAATAGAAGTATCTAATGGTAGCATTTGAAAATCTTTCATTGCCACCCATGCTTTAGCATAATTGTTTTTACCCCAATCTTCTCCCATAGAATGACGTGGTAATGCATTCTGATCAAACATTATCACGGTTCCAAGTTCATCTATTAAAATATCAGCAATTTGATTATTAACCATGTTATAACCAACTTGATATGCTTTCATTAAATCTACTAAAGAAGTAGATCTTGTATTTCTATCAGAAAATACTCTACCTTCTACAGGAAGTTTACACCCATAAAGTGAGTTATTACCTTTAAATTGAAATGGTAACCTACCCGGTTTAGTTCTGTTAATACCCAAATATATAGGGTTTACATTATCATCCATTGTGGTTCTCCACATTGCAGGTACATTTGGTCCAACTTTGACACCACCCCAAACTTCATTAATCCAAATCCAATCTACATGCTCTCCTTGTAATAAAGTTTCTTTACTTTTATTTTTAAAGATAGATGTATCATAAACAGGTTTCTGAGTTACTTTATATGTTTCATCAATAATTTCTTGAATGACTTCACCATCAAATTCAATTTTGGTTAAGTGACCAACTTTTCTTTGAGTCTTCCAGTAAATTGTGGAAACTCTCATTAAATTACTATCTCCAAATCCTTCTAAGTCTTCACTTTGAGAAAGTATTTGAGTAACAATATCACCACCCCTTACAGGATCAGCCATATAATTACTTGCATATTGTCTGTAGGCTAATCCAGGTGCATTAGTATTCCATTCATGAGATCTAGTAGCATCATAATAAGAACCATCGTTTTGATAACCATTAACCTGATATTGTGCAGAACGTGCAGGATATATTCTTTGTAGAGAAGATAATTGTTTCTCATTCATTAAATAACCATATCTGTCTACTACATCTGAGACAGTCATTAAATCAATCTTACCTGCATAATTAGAATCAGCAATGTATCTTTGATCTGGGGATTTTTGATAAAATGTGAGAACAGGATTCCATAACTCTACATCATAATCATCTTCTAACATACGGAAATGCCAAAACTCTCTATCTGAAATAAGCATATCTCTAAATGCTCTTTCTTCTAGTTCTTGCATTCTGAACCTTTCTTCATCAATATTATGTTGATGAGATGCCCATTCTTCCACCATACTTCTATAAGACTTACTAAAAAAATCTTCTATCTCTGGAAGAGATTTTAAACCTTCTGGTGATAATTTTTGTTGAGCTTCTTCAGATGCTGGGTCCATCCCCATTTCAATCATTGATTGTATAAGCTGTGACTCGGCATCAGCTAATAAGGATTCTTCAATTTCCATTCTTTTCTGCTCCAACATTTCATTATATGATTTGTCATCAACAGCTCTAAACTGAACCTTATTGTATCTTTTAGAAAATTCTCCACTTAAAACATTTATTACATTTGGAACAATTGGATAAAATTTAAGTTCTAACGCAGAGTCATTCTCTCTAGTTAAAACATCCATCATATCTTTATAATCATTATCCGGTTCTACTATATAATCTGTTTTATCAATAATACCTTTTGCTAATTTATAATTCTTTAAAAGTCTTCTAGCATTAATACGCAAAAATTCTATACCTTGGAGTTCAAGCCAATCTAAATTCCATGCTGCCCAATCATCACTTTTTTCTGAAGCTGGTAAAAACTGTATAGGTTGAGTTAAACTAGAAAACGTAGGGCCTCCTTCAGCCTTAGCTCCATTTTTTAACTGCATTGCATTTAATACTTTCATCCCAGATATTTTTAATTAGTCTATTTATAATTTTTAAACCCAGACCTAGTTGGTCTATCACTATTTCTTGATCTATTTTGTCCAATATTTTTAAACGGACTATACTTTAATTTACTGAAATTATCTGACTTTACCAAAGAATTTTCTTCAGATTCTTGCCTTTTAGAATAACCTCTATTGGATTGTTGTATTTTAACAAAAGCTATTAGTGCCCCAAATGCCACCAGTCTATCTACGTTAAGACCTGGGTAATATGATAGCATTTCTTTAATAAGCATTGGATCAGGTATTCTTTCTACCCCTAATGTTTGATTTATTACAACACCATTTATATCTGTTTCTTCATCTATTACTTCTCTTAAAAATTCAATAGCATAAGAAATCAAATGACTTTTAAATAATGTACCCGTGTTCTTCCAACCATATTCTTGATATACTGTTCTATTAGAACCAAGATCTTTAAGAAATAAAATTTGTTGTTTAGGTACTAAATATCTTTGTTTTTTTCTAGCAATCATATGCTGAATGAAGAGAGATATGTTATTCTCTACAATAGTCCAAGCATTGTACCATTCAATAATTAGTTCAAGTCTTTCATGTGTTTTATTAATATCATCAAATCTTCCACACCAAGCAGCAACAATTTTATCTTTTTCTAAAAATTGTTCAATATCTCCAGATACAGTAGTTCTAGTTACTTCAGTAGCATTTTTATAAACAAATATGCTACATAAAGAATCTGATGTAGTTGTCTTTCCTTCTGACACAGGATCAATAGATGCATAATATGCTCCAAACTCTGGACTTTTTACAGGTCTTTCCCAAACAACAATAGTACCTGTTTTATCTGTTTGTTTTTTATCTACAGGAAATCTAGTGATTGGTAATTTATTTGTTCTTTTAGCAAAGATGCCTTTTTCATCTCTATCTAATTCAATAAGCTCATAAGGATATTCTTTTTCCTCAATTCTTTTTTGCTGTCTGCTAAGTATTCCTTGAGGAAATACTGATGCTTTTCTATATGCAAATGCTTCAGCAATATTAAGTGGTTTTTGAGATATTCTTAATTGGAATTGCTCACTGTTTAATTCATTTTTCCATTTATCTCTTTCTATAATGATTGCACTAACAGCATCTTCAACTAAAGAATTGCCGTAATCATCAATATAAGGGGGCATAGACCACTGTTCAGGAATAAATAACCCTGCCATACCAATGGTACCATCAGCATCTATTAAATCAGTTTCTACAGCATATATGTCATTTGCCACAGGATTTGTAATCATATCTTTTAAAGGATTACATTGTTCTAAATCTCCGACTGATCCTGCTGCTATAAACATACCTGTAGTCATCATACCAGAAGACATAGCAGGACGTAAATATTCATATGTTTCAGACATCTTAGGAGCAATGCCTGCTTCTTCATGAAAGAAATATGTACAAGGTCCACCTACTCCAGTTGTGGCATTTTTTTCAAATGAACCACCTTGTATTTTAGATTTAAGTCCTCTAGCAGTTTTTCTATTGCCTATTCTTACTTCAATTTGTTGTTGCCATAAAAGGACCTTTTCTGGATTGCTTGGCCTATACCATGCAGTGTGTTCATTAAGAAAAATTTTATATTCATCTAAAAACTTCCAAGATCATTTATAATTA